TGACGACCAGATTCGTTCTGCGCTCACCGGCAAGCCATACCTTGGCACCACCTATACCGAAGAGATGCTTTTGAAGAAGGCCAGGGACAACGCCAAGATTATGTATTCGCAGTTCAGCGACCAGTTCGACCAGGGCTTCACGCTGGATGACATCTTTGAGCCGTACCGCAACATCGCCGCGAGCACGCTTGAGAAGAATCCAGCCGACATCAAGATGACCGACCCAAAGTTCTCGGTTGTGTTCAACAAGCGCGCCGATGGCACGAGCATGACCGCTGAAGACTTTCAGTACCTGCTCCGCAAGGACCCGCAGTACGGATGGGGCAACACTCGGGCAGCGCAAGACCAGGCTGCCAAGTTCATCATGATGATGGAAAAGTCATGGGGTCAGGTGCGTTGATATGAGTGACATGAGCATGTACGCGGCAGACGACATCCTTCTTGGCGCTGGGTCAACCCCGCCAGCCAAGACCCCTGCCCAGTTGTTGGCAGAGGCCAACGTGTCACGGATGGGCACCATCAGGACTTCGGCTGAACGAACTGGCGCCTACTACACGGCAGCAGAGCAGGACTACATTGACACCCTTGTTGCTGGGGCTGAGGCTGGCACCTACTCGGCAGAAGATGTCATGAACGAACTGGACCGCATGTATGTGGCTCGCCCAATGGGCAGCAGCCAGGGCGGCAGCGGGAACGGGGCGCCAGACGTAACCACCAGCAACTCAATGACGATGATTCGTACCTACTTGGCTAGGTTCGGGTTGGAGACCCTTGAGGACCAAATCGGCGACCTTATGGCCCGCGGCATCACCACCGAGTCTGCCGTCATGTACGAACTCCGTGAGACCGAAGCCTTTAAGAAGAGGTTTGCGGCCAATGTCAAGCGTGCCGCTGCCGGCTTGCCCCAGTTGCAGCCAAGCACCTACGTGCAGATGGAGAACGTCTATCGCGAGGTCATGAAGTCCAACGGAATGGACAAGTACTTCAACCGACCAGAACTCATCCAGTCCCTCCTTGAGGGCGATGTGTCCCCACAGGAACTCCAGGCCCGCATTAGCGACGGCTACCGCCGAGTGCAAGAGGCAGACCCTGCCACGCGCACCCAGATGCAGAGGCTGTACAACGTCAATGACGCAGACCTGGCCGCCTACTTCTTGAACCCGGCAGAGACCATGCCGATACTGAACCGCAGGGCAGAGGCCGCCAAACTGGCTGCCCGCGCCATGGAACAGGGTGGTATGGAACTGACTGCTGCTTCGGCTGAAGAACTCGCAGCCAGGGGTATTACCGAGCAGCAAGCCATGCAGGGCTTTGCCACCATGAGCAGCAGAAGCGGTCTGTACGAGACCATGACTGGCGAAGAGTCAACGGCTTTGAGCCAGCAAGAGCAACTCGGCGCAACATTTGGATTTGACCCAGAGGCAGAAAAGAAACTTGCACGCCGCGTTGCGATGCGCCGTGGAGAGTTCTTGGGTGGTGGCAGATTCGCCAGCACTGGTGGTGCTACATCGGGCACCATTGAGACCGGCGCAGGGATGGCCCAGTAGTTCCTCCAAATTCCACATTGCGTGGTGTACTGTTGTCAATGTCGGAGTCCCGAACCGACCTCAGCAAAAAGGGTTATCGCAGCCTTCCAAGACCTCCTGTTGGAAGTGGGCAGAACGGAGTGAGCAATGTCAAATGTCATCGACGATTCTGATGATGAGACGAGCGAAACGGTATCCAAAGACCCCGTACGCGCGCACCTGAAGAAGGTGGAGTCAGAGAACAAACTTCTCCGACAGCAAGCGCAGGAGTTGGAAACCCTCAAGCGGAAGATGGCTTTCGCTGAAGCAGGCATTGATGTGAATGCTCCAGTGGCCAAATACTTCATGAAGGGTTACGACGGCGAGGTGTCTGCCGAAGCGATTAGGGCAGCAGCAGAGGAGGCAAACCTCCTACAGCCGCAGAAGCCAATGGAAGTTGCAGACGAGTCCGAAAAAAGGGCTTGGGCTCGACTTCAAAAGGCAAGCACGGCTGGCGAGCAAACCGACGAACAGGTTGATTGGGTAAAGAAGTTGAACTCAACTCGCAGTCAGGACGAAGTGATGCATCTACTTGCACAAATGAGAGAACAAGCACAAGACATCTAGCCCCAGGCTCCCAGCCTGTGGGAGAAAGAATTACAGGTAATGAGTAAGACACAACAGAGCAGCCTGCTTACAGACCAGGTTGCATTTGACAGAATTGCGTACTTCGCACTCCGTTCCGAACTTCTGTTCGACGCGGTTGCAGACGTGATGCCTGTCGCCCAGGCAATGCCAGGTTCGTCGGTGAAGTTCACCATTTTCAACGACCTCACTGAGAAGACCTCCACCCTGACTGAAGACACCGACGTGACCCCAGTGGCCATGGGTGACAGCCAGGTTGAAGTAACCCTGGACGAATACGGCAATGCCGTTAACACCACCGCCAAGTTGCGTGGCACGTCGTTCCTTGACGTGGATGCAGCAGCCGCAAACCTCGTTGGCTACAACGCCGGTATCAGCATCGACGGAGTTATCCGTGACGTGCTCGCCGCTGGCACCAACGTCGTGTACGGCGGTGGTGGAACCACCACCCCAACTGCTCGCAACAACATTGCGGCAGCAGACATCATCGAGGCAAACGACGTTCGCAAGATTGTCGCCGCCCTCCGCAAGGCCAACGCCGTGTCGTTCAACGGCATGTACATGGGCTTCATTCACCCAGACGTGTCGTACGACCTCCGTCGTGAGACGGGTGTTGCTTCATGGCGTGACCCGCACGTGTACAGCGACCCAGCCAACATCTACAACGGCGAAATCGGAGCCTTCGAGGGCGTGCGTTTCATTGAGACGCCACGTGCGAAGATTTTCGAGAACGCCTCGAACGGCTCAGGCTCGACGGGCACCGTGGATGCGTACTGCACCCACATCTGTGGACGTCAGGCACTCGCCAAGGCTCACTCGATTGTGGATGGCAATGGCGCGTTCCCACGCGTCGTCCGCGGTCCAGTGGTCGACGTGCTCAGCCGCTTCCAGCCTGTGGGCTGGTACTGGCTCGGTGGCTACGCACGATTCCGTGAGGCATCGCTGCGCCGCATTGAGTCGGCATCAAGCATTGGCGCAAACTAAGTAATTAGTTCAAGCCACTCGAATGTGGTGGCGTGGGTCGACCTCCCCTTCGGCCCGCGCCACCGCTTCGTGTTATCATGTCTGTGAGGTAACCGATGTCAATTTCTAACTACGCAGAAAACAAACTTCTCGACACCTTGCGTGCGCAGTCGTTTTCCGTCAGCAACGTCTACGTGAAGTTGCACACCGGAGACCCGGGCGAAGCGGGCACAAGCAACGCAGCCACAGAGACCACCCGCGAAGAGGTCACGTTCTCTGCTGCGTCATCTGGTTCTATGGCTTCATCTGCGACCGTTGAGTGGACCAATGTTTCCACCACCGAAACGTATTCGCACTTTTCTTTGTGGGACAACTCAACCACTGGCAACTGCTTGTGGACTGGCGCGCTGTCTTCTTCTGCTGCGGTTACCGCTGGCGACACGTTCCAAATCACTTCGCTAACACTCACCCTGGATTGAGGTGAAGTAGCCATATGGCTACTGGAGTCACCGATTTCAGTTTCGGGTTCACCGACTCTCCTGGCTTTCGGGAGTTCGAAGAAGTACCGAACTATGCGTACCGCAGGGTCATTCATTTTGCTTCTCCCTACAAGACGACGCAGGGCTTTTATCGCGGCTTAGTAATCGTTGACCGCACTGCCTCAGCATCAGGTACAGGGTCATCAACTGCGCAGCGTCTAGTTCTATCGCCGCGTACTGCCACAGGTTCAGGGTCAGGTGCATCATCAACCACCACTGTGCTGGTTGCCAAGCGCACGGCACTCGGCTCTGGCACCGGAACGCAGACCGCCGAGGGCGAGCGTGTTGTTCCGCGCTCGGCCACCGCAAGTGGTCAGGGCACTACTGGAAGTGGTGCTGTTGGTTTGCACATCGCACCTCGCACGGCTACTGGTTCTGGCACGGGTGCATCTGCTGCAACCGGAGTCGTCACACGCGCGTTCACTGCATCTGGTTCTGGCACTGGCACACAGACGGCCACCAGGCTCCGCATCGTGCCACGCACGGCTACGGCTTCTGGCACTGGCACCCAGACCGCCAGTGGTTCTGTTATCCGTGCCCGCATGGCAACTGCCTCTGGTGCAGGCGCATCAAGTGTCAGTCAACTGCACATCGCCCCACGTGCAGCCACAGGCGCTGGCGTTGGCACCGCCACCGTATTGCGCCTCATCACCCGCTTCCGCACCGCATCTGCCTCGGGTGCCGGCGACAGGAGCATCGTGTCTGCTCGCGTGGC